TTCTGGAACAAGAACACCGATCCAGCAGCAGGTGCTTCGCTAAATGCACTGGCAACGTCAATCTCTGCCGTTCCATTTGCAAGCAACGTAATGCCACCAACCGGCACATCCTTCTGCTCAACCAAACCAGTGGACAACATCACTGACAGCTTCGGGTTGTTTGCAGCAGCCAAGGAAGTGGTCAGCCCGTTGCTGCTATCTGTTGTGATCTGCGTTGTCGTTGCTGATTTGACCCGACCAGAACGACGCGCACCAGCCTTAACAGGATCAGCAACATCAATGACCATGCCAGGTCGCAGGATGATGCCGCTTTCAATCGCAACGCTGAACTGGATCGTCTCAGTCAGGTTCTGCTCGGATAGCAGCGTCCATTTACCGATCCGATGCGCTTGACCTTGGCTGTAACAACCGATGGCCTTGATGTCCTTTTGATGATGCCGTACTTGGCGACCGCATCATGGTCTTCAACGTATTCATATTCGACATCACCACGGGTGTCATATGACTGCCAAGCCACAACAGCCACGGTGTGCCTGGCTTTCTGGGACGTACCTTGATACTGAAAAATACCGTCAACAACGTTGCTAGGGCTGAGCAGATACTGCGGATCGGATGGCTTGTCCTGCAGCAGCTGTAACGTGCCAGCGCCGTAATACGCAATGCCACGGAAAATGGCAGTCATTTGCTGAATGACGTTGTAAACCTCATCCCTGCTGTTGATCAGCATGTTGAGACTAAATCGTGGCTCTTGCCCACCCGCTCCATCACTAACTAAAGCATTGCAATACTGACTAATTGCAAAAAAGTCGTACTTATCAAGCGATGACTCCGGAACGCCTGCCCCATAGCGCTCACTAATTAGCAAGTCGTATAAACACCAGGCTGGATCATTAGTCCAAGTTGCAGCTTGGAACGTGCCGTCCCAAATGCCGGAATACGTGATTCGCCCCAGATGCGTTGTGGTGTCTACCGTCGCATTGCTTGGAATCTTGACCTTAATTCCACGAATCAAATACTTACGAGTCGGGATGCTGCTGAACTGACGTGAGTCAAACCGCAGCCCAACTAGTGCTGAGTTGGGATAGCGGAACTTGTCATCAATAATCTCGGTAAAGCTTTGGAAAATTGTGCTGCTCGCTCGCTTCTGGGTTGTCTCATCGGCGCTGACACGCACCATGCGCACATCAACAGGAAAGCTGCCAGTCAGGTTGACTAAATAGTCACGTTGATAGCGGTTGCTGCTTTTACCGCTAATCGTGTCAGTAATAACGTCGTTGTATCCGCCGTTGTTGTACTGAATCTGAATTTTGATCTGAACGCTGTTGCCAACAATATCACCATCGTCTTCCAATACCTGAAGCGATGGAATTGTTAGCGTCACACGCAAACGATCAACATCGGTGTCTGTGATACTGCGGGTTACTGAGGTGCTGTTCGTAACTTCAACGCCAACTGCTGTTTCTCGTTCTGTTGTGTTAAACGGTCCAGCTAGGTGCGTCTGGCCTTGCGTTCCAACACGGGTGACAACAGTAAAGCCCTCAAAATTGTTGGTGCCGTCAGCTGCTTGAACAGGCGTATCGTCCAGAAAAATACTTTTATTGCCGTCCTCAAGGCCACCAATCTCGCCTTCGCTAAGCAGGTCAAGAACGTTGGCAAACTGTGTTGACTGGAGTGTATCGTCCGCCTCAGTTGGCGTGCTTCTACCACCACCGCCTTTGCCGCCACCAGCACCTACAACGTATTTGGTCTGAGTCATACCTGCACCTGATCAACGTCAAGACCGCTGGACAGCACCGCCGATCCAACGAACAGCCGTCCATAGGCTATTGGGCAGGGCATTCCCTGACGACTGGTATTGACCACGTTGGAAAAACTAAACGACTCAAGTTGCACTGACTCGTCGAGCGTGCTGTCTAATCCAGGCTGCGGTGAGATCAGAGTCGCAATGCCGTTTAAAGTCAAAGAAAGGCCAACGGTTCGCAACGCCGTAACCGCAAACGCGCCAACGCCTGGAATAAACGACGCAGCAATCAACGCAGCTCCTATTAAAAGTTGCCCAAATCCACTATCTCCACCCGCTCCAACAACCACCGGAGTGATCGTAAACACTTCTTTTTCGCTAAACGGCATAACCAACGGAGTCATATCCTCTTCCTTTACAACTTCCTTTCCAATTTGAACTCGATAGCCAATGCCATCCTGTTCGCTATCAATCAGCCACTTATCTAATCCAGGAAAGTTGACGCATAACGCTTTGATCGCCTGTGCGGGTGTTGCTACGTCAAACTCAAACCGGCATTGGCCAAGCCGTTTACGCAAAGCGCCATAGACCTTAACGACTTTCATGCCTCAAGGCGCAGGCAGTGCTCTTCCCATAGTAACCGCCATAGACATCACGGCTAGACAGCCTGCCCTGCACATGATGCAGCACTTGCTGATCACCCATGTAAATGGCTGCATGGTTTGGTACGGGTGAAACCAGATTCATCAAAATCAAATCACCGCGCTGAACTTCGCTTAATGGGATTTTTCGAAATCCTTCTTTGCTGAAGTTGTCCAGATACAAGTTCTGACCGTGGTCCCACCACTGATCACGCCTGTCATAGTCACGCAATTCAATGCCGTACTCCCTTGCGTACCAATCGCGCACAAGGGTGTAACAGTCAACCACGCCGTGGACAAACTCACGCCCTACATAAGGCAGCTCAAAACCAGCTGGTTCGCAGTAGCCCCAGTCTTCAGTGTTTGGATTGACGATGAACCACGGCAACTCTGACTTTTCGCACGCCACGCGGTCAGCTGTTGATGGCTCAGGGTTAGTTTTCGGGTGGCTGTGAACAATGGCGATCACCTCGCCCTGATCTTCTACAACGTCCCAGCCGCTGAGGACAAAATGTTCGTCAGGCGTCTCAGCAATGTTCTGGCACGGGAAATACTTGCGCCGTCCTTTGACGACAGCAATCAAGCCGCAGCACTCGCGTGGTGTTTCAGCTTTGGCGTGCTCCAGAATCTCAGCCTTCATGGCTGGCGACAGACGCATCACTTGGTCAGACCCGCTCCAGGGAATGAGCCAAACGGCAGCTCAGCGTTTTCGCCAAACCGCAGCTTGCAACTGGCTACCCGCTTGCCGCAAACATCCTGCGCTTCAGTGCTGACCTCATTGCCGTTCACGTCGTAATAATCAGTGCCGGTGTAACTGCATTCACTGCTGCGGTACTTCCACTGACAGATGTTGGCGATGACCTGACGACGAGGAATCTTTTGACCAGCCAAGTCAAACTTGCTTGCTAGCTCAAACGTCACACTGTCCCGTGTTTCGCTCGACTTACGGTCGATAAACCAGCGTTCATCAGGAAAACGGGCATTGGCATCAGCCGTTGGGTTGATCACCACGTCGTTGAACTCAAGGTTGTCGTCGCCTTGTGTGACCAAAGAGTCATCGCCTTGAGTTATGGCATTTTTTGGCTCGCCAAAGTTCTCGCTGTCTAAATACTTGGCAAGCGTTCGGATGCGCCTGACTTCCGCTCCACCAAGATCATTGCCTGCAGTTGTTGCGTTGACCAGCAACAACAATGCCGTGATAGTGCTGCTGAGGTTGCTAACAGTCAGTGTTGGCCGAGGAAGCGTTCCGGTGTTGCTGTACTCAAAACCATCAGCCTTGATCGGTACACGGGAATACACCTGCGTGTCAAACACGATATTGGTCTCTCCAAATTCATTACTGCCAGCGTGGAAGTAGTAAATGTCGTTACTGCCATGCAACGCTGAATCCAACCTCAGCTGAAACAGCTCAATGATTGCGCTGGGGTTGGAGATCGCAAGATCGCCATACGTCGAAGAAACCGCAGTCCAGACACACGTTCCATCAGTAACGGTGTCGCCCGCAGAGTTGGGCCACTCAGGTTCAGAACTGGCTGACGTGCCAGCAGTTGTGCAACGGAAGAACAGGCCGGTGCCTTCATCGCCGGTAGAACGACGGACGTTGCCGACAGAAAATGCAGTGCTAGCGGCCCAAGCTGCTATTGCCATTACGGTTCAAAAACTTGGCGGAACGTTGCTTGGATTGTGGCGCGATTCAAGTACGGAATCGACTTGTTCCATGTCTCACAGACAAACTTGGCACCAGCTGACTCGCCAGGTGGGGTGAAGTCAAAAGCAGCATTGTCATCCGCACGCGCATCCAAAAATGTCTCGATGGTGTCGGCGTCAGTCTCTGACACCTCAAACGTCAGGTTGTAAACCTTGGGATTTTGATTTAGACCAAAGCTCAACCGTTTTTCAAATCCGTCTCCGAAACGCACCGTCCTGACGTTTGGTGCACTGCGCTTTTGAACGCCGTAGGTGGGTGTGATTGACGGGAAGGTAGCCATCAGCTTGCAAGGAGACCGCCAGGACGTTTCTGCTTCACCAG